TTCGATGTCGTCTACAAGGACGGCGCGACCAGCATCCCGTATCTGCACATGCTGATGAACACCTCCACTATTCACGCAAGGATGATGGTGATCTGATGACGATCCAAGAACTTCTCGACCTCGCGCGGAACAAACTTGCCACGCTGGCGCGGCAGCGAGAGCACGCATGGTCGCAGGGCGACTCGGCGCTCGTCGCCGCGCTCGACGCGAAGATCGCGACAACGGAGGACACCGTCGCCGCGCTTGAGGAGATCGCGTAATGTTCCTGACGCTGCTCTCATTGTCTGGCGCACCCCCGGTCGGCACGCAGGCGTTCATCAAGGTGAGCGGCGTATGGGAACTTGCCACGGTCTTCATCAAGGTAAGCGGCACATGGCAACCCGCGCAGCCGTTCTGGAAGGATGCCGGAGTCTGGAACTGAGCACAACTAGGAGGATGCGAACGTGAGACTGAACATCGGATCGGGTAGCGATACGGAAGATGGGTGGATACCGTGGGACATCGCGCACGGGAACTACGCGCAGCGCATCAATATGCCGGACGCATCGGTAGAGGCAATCCGCGCGTCTCATGTGCTCGAACACATCGCGCGCGCCGAGACGCTTCCGACGCTCAAGGAGTGGCGACGGGTACTCAAGCCTGGTGGCCGACTCTTCGTCGCCGTGCCTGACTTTGATCGGATCGTATCTCAGATGGCGGCGGGTTCTAAAGACCCCAACATGGAAGCCTACATCATGGGCGGGCAGATCGACGTACACGACTTCCACTGCGCGATCTTCAACGAAGCCAAACTCCGGCAGTTGTTGGAGTTGGCGGGATTCTCCCACATCGCTGAGGTTGGCAAGGAAGGCGAGAAGTGGAACTGCTCTCATCACTGGTGCAGTTTGAACATGGAGGCGTACGCGTGAAGAATAAGCCGCTGCCAAAGCCGAAGGGCAAGGGCGGCAGGCCGCGCCTAGACATCGACCCTGCTCAGGTCGAACGCATGGCCGCAATCGGCTGCACTGTCGAGGAAATCGCCGTGCTTGTCGGGTGTTCCAAATCAACGCTAGACAAGGGTTTTTCTGCACCCATAGAAAAGGGGCGGATGCGTCTAAACCGAAGCCTCAAGAGGAAACAGGTGCAGTTAGCGCGTCAGGGAAACGTGACCATGCTGATTTGGCTTGGCAAACAGTACCTCGGGCAGAAGGAGAAGTCGGAATCCGTGGTGCGCGAGGAGGTGATTACGATTGAGGAAATCGCGCCGAAGGTGCAGCATGACGCATGAGGCTGCAACTACAACCGCTGTCTTCGATCCTGCACCCGTCACAAATGACGGTAGACAAGGCGCTTGCTCGGTTCAGCGTCCTTGAAATCGGTCGGCGTTGGGGGAAGACAACCTACGGTCGCGTCAAGGCGCAGCGCGCCGCCATCAACCGCCGGAAGGTCGGATGGTTCGCGCCAACCTACAAGTACCTTGCCGATCCCATGCGCGACATTGAACGCGCGCTTGCACCAGTGACGGCGCGCATGGATCGCGTAGAGAAGCGGCTAGATTTGGTGACTGGCGGCGTGATCGACTTCTGGTCGCTTGAGGACATTGATTCGGGTCGTGGCCGAGACTACGACTTGATCGTGGTTGACGAGGCCGGATTCGTGCCCAGGCTGCTCGAATGGTGGCGCAACGCCGCGCGCCCGACGCTCGCCGACCGCAAGGGGTCGGCGCTCTTCCTTGGCACACCGAAGGGAACCGGCGACTTTCACCGCCTGTTCACGGAAGCCGAAAGCGACACAACTGGCACGATGCGAGCGTTCCGCATCGGAACGCGCCAGAATCCGCACATTGACCCGGAGGAAGTCGAGGCCGCGCGGCGTTCGCTGCCGCCGGAAGTCTTCGCGCAGGAGTACGAGGGAATCCCCGCAGAGGACGGCGGCAACCCGTTCGGACTTGACGCGATCCGCGAGTGCGTCGGGCTGCTCTCGACGCGTCCGGCAGAGTGCTACGGGGTCGATCTTGCCAAGAGCCAAGACTACACCGTAATCGTCGGACTCGACGCGGACGGCGCGGTATCACACCTCGACCGATGGCAAGCGCCGTGGCAACTCACGCGGGAGAAGTTGGCGAAGATCATCGGGGACAAGCCCGCGCAGATCGACTCAACCGGCGTGGGCGATCCGATTGTGGAGGACTTGAAGCGCGTCTGCCGTCGCGTCGATGGCTTCAAGTTCACGTCGCAGAGCAAGCAACAACTGATGGAAGGGCTACAGATTTCGATACAAACGCGCGAGATTCGCTACCCGGATGGGTGGCTGCGCTCGGAACTGGAGGGCTTCGGATACCGATACTCCGGAAAGCACGTCGCGTACGAGGCGACAGCGGGACACGATGACGGCGTGTGCGCCTTGGCACTTGCCGTCCATGCACGACGCGCGCGAAAGCCGCTCCTAACGAGAGTGATATGAGCCTAATCGAACGCATCAAAGCGGCATTCACCAAGACGGCGTTCACCGATGACAAGCCGCCGCGCTTCACGTCGGCTAGCGGCATGACGTTCCTTGGGCGCGAAGTCAAGCGCCCTGACTTCAGCCACAAGGCGGCGGTTCAGTATTGCGCGTCGTGGGTCTACGCGGCGGCGCGTCTGAACGCTATCGCTGTCGCTTCGCAGCCGCTTCGACTGTACGTGCGCTCGCGCGGAACTGGCGCGAAACTTTGGAACACGCGCAGGACGGATCGCCGCACGAAGGCGTATCTATCCGGCGATCTCGCGCAACTCCCATCGCGGTTTGCGATGTCGAAAGCAGCGGAGTTCGGCGACGACTACGAAGCCGTCACGGACACCCATCCTCTGCTCGACCTATTGACGCGAGTCAACCCGTACCAGAACGGATTTGACGCGACCGTCCTGCGCGTGCTTTACTTGGAGTTGACGGGCAACGCGTACGTTCATCCGGTGATTGATCGTCGGCTCGGTATCCCCGCTGAACTGTGGACGATGCCTAGCCAGTGGGTCGAAATCATGCCGGGTGACGGCGCGCGAGGGGAGCCGTTCGTGCGAGGCTTCCGCTACGGGTCGAGCGATCACCAGAAGACCGACTTCACGCCGGAAGAGGTGATCCACTTCAAGTATCCGAACCCGCGCGATATGTACTACGGACTCGGCAAGGTCGAAGCCGCGTGGGGTGCTGTGACTTCAAACGAAGCATTGCACGAGATGGACTATTTCTTCTTCAAGAACAAGAGCCGACCGGACTATCTCGCCGTCATCAAGGGCAACGCGAGCGAAGCGGAGTTGGATCGGTTCACGGCGGAAGTAGAGAACAAGATTCGCGGGACGCAGAAAACGGGCAAGTTCCTTGCCGTCACTGGTGACGTGGACTTGAAGGCGCTGTCGTTCCCACCGAAGGACTTGGAAGGACGCGAGGAGATCGTTGAGGAGATCTCGGCAATCTTCGGTGTGCCGGTGTCGATGCTTCGTGCGAACGATCCGAACCTAGCAAGTGCTGAGGTTGGCTTTGCGTCGTGGAAGGAAACGACGATCCTCCCCGCGTGTCGCATGGATGAAGAGGTGTTGAATCAGTCCCTCTTGCCGCTGTTCGGTATCGAAGAGGACGCGTTCCTCGCGTACGACAACCCCGTAAAGCGCGACGAGGTGCAGGAGTCCACGAAGCGCCTGACGTACGTTCAAGGCGGGATCATCACGGCGAACGAGGCGCGACAGCAGGAGGGGCTAGAGCCAATCGAAGACCCGAACGCGGATCGGCTGCTCATCAACGGACAGCCGCTCGGCGGGATGCCCACGCCGTCGCCGTTTGGAGGGCTGTTTGGCGCGTCGGTCGCACCAGTGCAAACGTCGCCGGATGACGGCGTAGACGAGACGTTGGACGCGCCGGAAGTTGTGGCAAAGGCCATCGAAACGAAGGACGCGCTAGGCGACTGCGTGAGCGCGAAGATTCCGAAGTTGCTCGACGAGGGCTACCCGCAGGATCAAGCGGTGGCAATCGCGTACGCCATGTGCAGCGAGGGGAAGGGGTTAGAGGAGGCCATCGGTAAGGCCGTCGAAGGCATCGACACGAAGCCGCCGGAGTCTGTCGCCGCGAACGCGCGGCGGGCGCTTGAGGTGCGCGAGTCGAAGCCGGAATCCCAACGCGGCATGACCGAGGTTGGCATTGCGCGCGCGCGTGACCTTTCGAACCGCGCGAATCTGAGCGAGGACACCATCCGGCGTATGCTCGCGTACTTTGAGCGCCATGAGGTGGACAAGCAGGGCGAGACTTGGGACGACCAAGGCAAGGGTTGGCAAGCGTGGAACGGTTGGGGTGGCGACGAGGGCTTCGCGTGGGCGCGCCGGAAGGTGGAGGAGTTCGACCGGGCGCGCGAGAAGAAGTCTTGCGGGTGTGGCTGCAAATCTGCACGCAGAATTTCACAGAAGGCAATGTGGGAATCCGGTGTATCCGATGGGATACACACGAAGAGCGCGGAGAGTGAATCGCGCAAGATCAACAAGAACGAAGAGGAAGCCGCGAAGGCTGTCTCTGCGGTGTTCGATAAGCAAGTTTCCGAAATCCTCGCGCTGCTCAAGGCGGCGGAACGACCGTCGCAAGAGTTGATTACGCGCGCGGAACGTGTGCTACGCGCGCGCGGCTATCAGCGCGAAATCGTCGCGGCGCTGTCGCCGTATCTGCGCGAGGCAATCACAACTGGCGCGACAATCGGTATCGACACGGTGGCGAAGGTGGCTACCGAGGTGGATTTCCAGTTGGAGCGCGACGACTTGGCGCGATACGCGGACACGGAATCCGTGCGGCTCGCGCGTCAGACGGCATCCGGTGTCACGGAAACGACGGCGGTTCGTGTGCGTGACATCTTGGGCGATGGCTTGGAGAAAGGCGAGAACGTAGACAAACTCGCGGAGCGCGTCCAAACGTGGGCTGATTCGCAGAAGGATCAAGACGGCACGTGGAGCCGCGCTACCACGGTTGCGCGAACGGAAGCGCAACGCGCCGCGCGTGTCGCGGAAGTCGAGGCGTGGAAGTCCACCGGCTTGGTTCGCGGCAAGACGTGGCTTCTCGCGCCTGATCCGTGCGAGTTCTGTGAGGCGGTGGCGAAGGTCTACGAGACGAATGCAATCGGACTAGATGAGGCGTTCTTCACGAAGGGCAGCGTTCTCACTGGTGCGGACGGCGGCTCTATGGTGCTCGACTACGAAGACATCAAGGGCGCACCGCTTCACCCGAACTGCCGCTGCTCCATGCAACCTCTACTGGATGACGATTTGGAATCCATCTACCAAGAAATCAAGGCAGACGAGTTGGCCGCAGCAGCACGACGCATCACGGAACAGGAAGGCAACCAATGACGGACACACTCGTACGCAAGGCGCTCGCGGCTGAACTGAAGGGAACCGCGCGAGGATTCACAGCAGTAATCACGGCGGAAACTCTCGACCGTGACGGTGAGGTGTTGATCCCGCAGGGCATGAATTCGACCGAGTTCGACCGCAACCCGACGCTCTTCTGGAATCACGACTACGCACAGCCAGTCGGTCGGTGCAACGGGCTGAAGCGGAAGGAATCGACCATCGTTGGGGACTTCACGTTCGCGCAGCGACCGGACGGATACCAAGGCGAGTTTTTCCCCGAGGTCGCGGCGGCGCTCGTCGCGCAAGGGATCGTCAACGCTGTTTCGGTCGGCTATATGCCGGAGGACGGCGGCGTACGCAAGGCAATCGACGCGGATCGCAAGCGGTACGGCGAACGCGTTCATACGGTGTACTCACGGTGGAAACTGCTAGAGGTGAGCCTTGCGCCGCTTCAGTCGAACCCCGATGCGCTCATCACGGCGGTGAAAAAGGGGATCATGTCGCCAGTTGCCGCGCAGCGATGGTTCGGGATTGAGACACCGAAGCGCACAGTGATTACGGTTGGCGTGCCTTCAACTGGAACGAAGCGCGCGCCGATCAATGTCGAAGAGGTCGTCAAGCGCGAGATTGCTCGCGCTCAAGGCCGCATCTTCCTCTGATCCGTTCGGCAGAGCCTACGGCGAGTCGCCTGCAAGCAGCCTAGATCGGTAAGAAAGATCACACCTGATTTCTGACAGGAGCAGTTGTCCCATGAAGACTATGAACACCGCAGACTTTACCGCTGCGCTTGAGCGCGCCGGAAAGATCAAGGGCGAACCCGGCGTGGTCGCTCAGAAGAAGTTGATTCTTGAGAACTACATGATTGTTGACGATGCCGGAATGGCCGTCGATCCCGACAGCCTTGATGTCGTCGTGAAGGGAATGCCCGCCGCCGAGAAGGAGCCGGAGACGGACAGCGCGCTTGCTGAAGCCGTCGCCAAGAGCGTTCGTCGCTCGCTCGCGGATTTGGTTGTAGATCGCAAGTTCGCGGTTACCGCGAATCTCGACGCGAAGCCTAACACTCCGTGGGAAACCGCGCGCGTGTACGGCTCCATCAAGAACCTCAAGAGCAAGGAAGCCGCGTACAAGTTCGGTGCGTGGTGCTTGGCCGCGATGGGTCACCAGAAGTCCGCTGCATTCTGCAAGGACAATGGACTTTCGCTCATCCGCACCAAGGGTCACAGTGAAGGCGTGAACAGCGCGGGCGGCTTCCTCGTTCCCGAAGAGTTTGAGAACGAACTGATTACGCTGCGCGAGCAGTTCGGCGTGTTCCGCCGCAATGCAACCGTCAAGCCGATGTCGAGCGATACCAAGCGCATTTCGAAGCGCGTTGGCACGGTTACGGCGTACTTCGTCGGTGAGGCAGCAGCCATGACCGAAAGCCAGCAGACGTTCGACAACGTGCAGTTGGTTGCGAAGAAGATCGGCGCTCTTACCACCATCTCTAGCGAAC